GAACGTGAAAATCCAAAAAGCCCATCCGCTTCTTATTGGCGAGAACTTATATCCCGAATTGACGAGCCTATAATTCAAATCGGGATAGATGGTGAAGAACAATTGGTTTCAGACTTTCGTAAAAACTTGCCAATTTTAGAACTTAAAGCGCTTCTTAAAGAATGTAGAACGTGGATTGGTTGTGATAGCTTTTTTCAACACTTGGCATGGCTTGAAGGTAAACCAGGTATAGTATTATGGTCTGTATCTGATCCATTGATATTCGGACATTCAGAAAATATTAATCTCTTGAAAAATAGGGATGTTTTAGTGGATAATCAATTTTTATGGTGGTGTTTTGTAGAACATAAAGACGAGCGATTTGTAACTCCTGATGTAGTCTTGGAGCACATTAAATGACAACAACGTATAAAGCAACTTCATTCAAGGTATAATATATGGCTATCCCAACAACTAGAGAAGAATTTAAATGGTATTGTCTTAGAACTCTTGGAGCACCTGTATTAGAAATTAACGTAGATGACGATCAGATTGAAGATCGTATCGATGAAGTATTAGACTACTGGCAATTATATCACTACGATGGTATTGAACAGCTGTATATCTCTCAAGCGATTAGCGCATCTTCAATGTTTCTTACAACAAATAATGCAGATCAATTTGAAATTGGTGATACAATTACTGGAGTAACTTCTGGTGCTACTTGTACAGTTACCCAAGAAACTGTTCGCACATCGCATGGAAATCTTTTACTAGTTAAAAACTTTGCTGGTGTTAATGCGCCTTCAATGACTGGTCAAAATAATAGTGGTGTTGTTGATACAACATACTATTCTGGTAAACCTTTTGACTCAGCAAAACCTGATGTAACTTTTGGTAGCACGTCCGCTCCATATGGTGGTTTTCTTCCAGGCGAAACTATCACTAATGGTCTTGCTGCTCCTGGCGCTCCACAGCCACCCGCAGATAAAATTGTAACTGCAACTTTAAATGCAACAACTCCTGTTTCATATGGGCAGTATGATAATCGTTATATTACTCTCCCAGATAATATCTACGGTATTAGTAAAGTGTATAGTATCGGTCAGGCATCTTCTTCAAAGAATATTTTTGATTTACAATACCAATTACGTTTAAATGATCTTTACGATTTAACATCTACTTCTATTGTGTATTATAACACTGTTATGAATCACTTAGATCTATTGGATTTTGAATTGAATGGCCATGACCTTTATCGTTTTAATAGATTACAAAATCGTTTATATCTGGATGTTAATTGGCAAACTGATTTATCGTTTGGCCAATATGTTTTAATCCAAGGTTACGGTGTAATGGATCCAAATCAGTGGTCTAAAGTTTGGAATGAAAACTGGATTAAGCGTTATGGCGTAGCAGTATTCAAACGTCAATGGGCAACTAACATTAAGAAATTCTCTGGTCTACAACTTCCAGGTGGTGTAACACTTGATGGTGATAAACTATATGCTGAAGCAATGGAAGAAATAAGAGAGTTACAGGACGAACTCCAAAATAAATCTGCTCCCCTCGAGTTTTTTCTCGGTTAAAATGAATAAATATCAACTTTGGTATAATAACCTAATTGACCACGCAAAAAATAGAGCGTGGTCTAAGGAAACCTCACCTTGTTATACAGAATCTCATCATATTGTGCCAAAATCTTTAGGTGGTGATAATTCTAAAGAAAATTTAGTTCTATTGTCCGCTAGAGAACATTATATTGCACATTTATTATTATGTAAATTTGGAGACTCTAACCAAAAGTCTAAAATGATTTGGGCAATGCAAAGATTCTTAACAAGTAGTAAAACTGTTAGTTCTACAATGTATTCTAATATTAAAAATAAATGGATTGAAGAACATAAAAAAAGATTGATTGGTAATACCAGAAGACTCGGTAAAAAAGATTCACAAGAAACTAGATTAAAAAAAAGTCAGGCAATGATTGGTAAAGTTGGTAAATGGGTTAGAACAGATGCACACTGTAAGGTTCTATCTGAAAGAAAAACTAGTAATAATTTAATAAATAATCCAATGAACAATCCTGAAAGTAGAGATAAAGTTTCTGCTTCTAAAATCGGTAGAAAAAGAATCTATAGAGAAGATGGTTCTTTCTATATGTCAAAGGATAATTGATGGCAACAATAAACACATACTTCACCCAAGGAACTCGTGGTGAGCAAGAACTTATTGAAGATATTATCATTGAATCATTAAAGATTTATGGTAATGAAGTCTTCTACATTCCAAGAACACTTGTTTCTTTAGATAATGTATTGGGCGAAGATCGTTTATCTCAATTTAAAACAGCATTTCCGATTGAAATGTATTTTGAAAATATAGATTCTTTCGCTGGACAAGGCGCATTTATTTCTAAGTTTGGTTTAACAATTGAACAGTCTGCAACACTTGTAGTTTCTCGCAGACGTTGGCAACAATTTATTGGTCGATATAATATTACTAATATCCCAACAAGACCAAACGAAGGCGATTTAATTTATTTTCCACTATCAGGTGGATTATTTGAAATTAAATTCGTTCAACATCAAGACCCATTTTATCAATTAGGTAAACTTTATGTTTACAAATTACAAGTAGAATTGTTCCAATACTCTTCCGAATTTATTGATACTGGTGTGCCTGAGATTGATGCGTTCGAAACATTAAAAACATTCAACACCAATATTACACGAAATGGTAGTGGTGGTGTTGTTAACGTAACAGTTACTTCTGGTGGTTCAGGTTATACTGCTCCTGTTGTAACTTTCGTTTCTTCTTCTGGTATTAATGCAACAGCAACAGCAACAGTTACTGGTGGAGTTATTACTGCAATTAATATTACTTCAAATGGTTCTGGTTATCAGCAAGCGCCAACTGTTAGTATTACAGATAGCACTGGAACAGGTGCTGCTGCCACATCAGAAGTTGAGATTAATATTGATAACTCTTCCGATGGTTTCGGTGAAAATAATACATTTAGAGATGCAGCTGCGCCTGTGTTAAGTTTCAATGAAACTAATCCATTCGGAGAAATTAAATAATGTTAAGTGGACAAGTATACTATCATGGCTCAATACGAAAAGCAATCGTAGCATTTGGTCGTTTATTCAGCGACATTTATATCGATCGTAGACAGGGTGATTCTGTTAATGGGACAGTTTTAGAACGTCTTCAAATACCAATCTCTTATGCGCCAAAAGAAAAATGGTTAGTTCGTATTGAACAACAACCAGATTTAGAAAATAATACAACAATGGTTTCGTTACCAAGAATGTCGTTTGAGATCAATGGTTACCAATACGATTCAAATCGTAAACTTGGTAAAATGGGACAAATTAAAACAACTGGAACTGCAAATACTCCAACAGTGTATACACCAGTTCCATATAATTTAGATATATCATTATATGTTATAACAAAAACGCAAGAAGATGCGCTTCAAATCATTGAACAAATTCTTCCTACATTTACTCCAGAATATACACTTCAGGTTAACATGGTTCCTGAAGTAGGCATAACTCTTGATGTTCCTATAATCTTAACTGGTGTTTCCGTTGTTGATGAATTCGATGGAGAATTCCAAGACAGACGATATGTTACTCATACATTAAATTTTGAAATGAAGATGAACATATATGGACCAGTTACTGGCCAAGGTATTATTACTCAAGTTAATGCTAACATTGGCGAGGCAGAATCGACAGGAACGCATACTATTTACGTTGCTCAGGGAGATTCTACCACAGCAACAGTAACTTCTGAACAATGGTCTGGTCAGGGGTTATAATTGGCAGAAGTATATAATTCGAATTCGAACTTAAAAGCTGCAGGAGTACAAGTTGATTTTACTCCAGAAAATATTCAAGAGTATATAAAGTGTGCTCAAGATTATATTTACTTTATTGAGCATTACTGTTATATTGTTACGCTGGACCATGGTCTTCAGTTGTTTAAACTCTATGACTGCCAGAAAAATAAATTAAATGTAATTCATAATAATCGCCGTGTCATTCTAATGGAAGGTCGTCAGCAAGGTAAAACTACTACCTCTGCGGCATATATTCTTTGGTATACTCTTTTCCAAGCAAATAAACAAGTAGCTATCCTAGCAAACAAAGCATCTGCTGCTAGAGAAGTTTTAGATCGTTATCAAACAATGTATGAAGCATTACCTCAATGGATGCAACAAGGTGTTACTACTTGGAACAAAGGTGATATTGAATTAGAGAATGGTTCAAAAGTATTTACTGCTGCAACTGGTAAATCTGGTATTCGTGGTAAGTCTGTTAACATGCTTTACGTTGACGAAGCTGCAATTATTCCAAATAACGTAGCCGAAGAATTCTTTACTTCTGTTTACCCTACTATTTCTGCTGGTGAAACAACAAAGATTCTTTTAAGTTCAACTCCACTTGGTTATAACCACTTCTGGAAATTCTGGACTGATGCTGAAAATGGGCGTAATGGTTTTACTCCATTGTTTATTCCTTATTGGGAAATTCCAGGTCGAGATGATAAATGGGCAGCTGAACAAAAGGCAATGCTTGGTGAACTTAAATATAACCAAGAAGTTTCTTGTAAATTCCTTGGTTCTTCTTTAACTTTAATCTCTGCTGATGTTATTGCTAAGATGCCGATAGATCCTAAGATCTATGAAAAAGATGGATTAGATGTTTATGCAAGACCACAGGCTGGTCATACTTATTGTCTAGTTGCTGACGTGGCTAAAGGTGTTGGTGGAGATTACTCTGCATTCCAAGTCATTGATATTACAGAAGCACCATATAGAGTAGTTGCAAAATATAGAAATAACGATGTAAGTCCACTTCTATATCCAAATGTGTTATATAAAATCGGTAAAGAATATAATGAAGCGTATCTCCTTCTAGAGATTAACATAAGCGAACAGGTAGCCCATATCCTGTATAATGAGTTAGAATACGAAAATATCTTGTTCGTAAATCGACACACTCAAGGGCAATATGTTGGTGGTGGATTCGGTGGAGGTAAAACTCAACTGGGTGTAAACACTGATAAAAAGGTAAAACGAATTGGTTGTCATAATTTTAAATCCTTAGTAGAAGAAAACAAACTTCTAATTACTGATGCGGATACTATTTCTGAAATCTCGACTTTTATTGAGAAAAAAGGATCTTATGAAGCTGATGAAGGATACCACGATGATTTAGTAATGCCTTTAGTTCTTTTTGGATGGTTGACTACCCAGCCATATTTTAAAGAACTAAATAACATAAACCTAAGAGAGATTATGTATAAAAAGCAGATTCAAGCAATTGAAGATGAACTTACTCCTTTCGGATTTTATGACGACGGAAAGGGCGATGCTGACCCATTGAATTTTTGAGAAAACCAATAAAAACTAAATAAATGGTAGACACGAATTTCTGTCTAAAGTAAAACTTATTAAACAAGGAGAATTACAATGCCTTTCCAATTATCTCCAGGCGTTGCAGTCGTAGAAAAAGATTTCTCAGCAATCGTTCCTTCAGTATCTAGTTCTGTTGGTGCTTTTGTAGGCGCATTCCAATGGGGTCCAGTTATGTCCCCAACTTCAGTGGTTTCTGAAAATGATCTAGTAAATCGTTTCGGTCAACCAAATGATCTAAACTGCACATCTTTCTTTACTGCCGCCAACTTCCTAGCTTATACTAACGCAATGTTGGTAGTTCGTGCCGATACAGCTGGTCAGCGTAATGCTGTTTCTTCACCATCTGGTTCAGTAGTTTCATTAACTAAAGTATCTGGTGGTACTGGTTATACTTCAGTTCCTACTGTTACTATTGACGCACCAAATATAGAAGAAGGTATTCAGGCTACTGCTTCTGTTACTTTAGCAGGTGGTGGTGTTACTGGTGTAACAATTTCTAATGGTGGTACTGGTTATACTAATACTCCTACTATCGTATTCAGTAACCCACAAGTTGCTGGTGGCACTGTTGCTACTGGTACTCTTACTGTTTCTGGTGGAGTTATTACTGGTGTTTCTATCACTGCTGCAGGTACTGGTTATACTTCTGCTCCAACTGCTACAATTTCTGGCGCAGGTACTGGTGCTGTGGTTGGTACTGTTACTATTTCTGGTGGTCCAATCGCCTCTGTTACTCTTGTTAATCCAGGTACTGGTTATACTTCTAACCCAACAGTAACTATTACTGGTGGTGGTGGCTCTGGCGCAAGTATTACTGCTGTTGCCACTGAAACTGGTGTTAAAATTAATAACAATTCTGTATACTTAACAGAATTCTTTACTGGCCAAGGAACTTATGGTGCTTTTGCTGCTAAGTATCCAGGTTCATTAGGTAACTCTATCCAAGTTCAAATGGTTGACTCTTCATCTTTTACTGGATGGCAATATGCTTCTAGTTTCCCAGTTGCACCAAGCACTTCTTCTTATGCTGCTGGTGTTGGTGGTTCTCTAGATGAATTGCATGCTGTTGTTATTGACTCATTAGGTTTATGGACTGGCCAACCAGGAACTATATTAGAAACATTTGCATTTATGTCTAAGGCATCTGATGCTGTTGGTGCTGATGGCACTAATGAGTACTACGTAAACGTAATTAATGCAGGATCAAACTACGTATGGTGGATGGATGAACCAAGCGTAGGAACTAACTGGGGTAATACTGCTCACAATACAACTTTCGCACAAACTACAACTGGCACACCATTAGTATACCAGTTGTCAGGTGGTGTTGATGATTATACTCTAACTGATTCTATGTTAGAAAATGGTTGGGCATTATTCTTAGATGATGTTTCTTATGACATTAATCTATGCCCACTAGGTGCGGTTTCTTCAAACGTAGCTTCATATGTTATTGATAACATTGCTGAAGTTCGTTTAGATTGCGTTGTATTCTGCTCACCACAAAATTCTGATGGTTCTCCAATTATCGGCTCTGGTTCAACAGCAACTACTGCTATGACTACTTACCGTAATAATCTACCAAGCACTTCATATGCTGTTATGGATTCTGGTTGGAAATATCAATACGATCGTTACAATGATAAGTATCGTTTCGTCCCATTGAACGGAGATATCGCTGGTTTATGTGCTCGTACTGATTACACTAACGATCCATGGTTCTCACCAGCTGGTTTAAATCGTGGTCAAATTAAGAACGTAGTTAAACTTGCGGTTAATCCAACTCAAGCTGATCGTGATGTTCTATACGCTGCTGGTATCAACCCAGTTGTTACTTTCCCAGGCGAAGGTACTGTTCTATTTGGCGATAAGACTCTATTGGCTAAACCATCTGCATTCGATCGTATTAACGTGCGTCGTCTGTTTATCGTTCTTGAGAAATCAATTGCGACTGCTGCTAAGTTTCAGTTGTTTGAATTTAACGACAGTTTTACACAAGCACAATTTAATAACTTAGTAACTCCATTCCTACGTACTGTTCAAGGACGTCGTGGTATTACTGACTTCTTGGTTGTATGTGACGGCACTAATAATACTCCTGACGTAATTGACGCAAATCAATTCGTTGGTGATATTTACATTAAGCCAAATCGTTCTATCAACTTTATTACTCTGAACTTTATCGCTGCTCGTTCTTCAGTAAGTTTTACTGAACTCGCTGGTGGTTAATCAGATAAATAAAGAAGAATAACAAGGAGAAATTTAAATGGCAAATATTGCTGATTTTAAAGCCCAGATGATTGGTGGGGGTGCTCGCCCTAACCAATTCTACGTACAACTAACATTCCCAACGTTTGTAACTTTGGGTCCAGTTGCTGGTCAACGAGCACAGTTCCTATGTAAAGCTGCTCAATTACCAGCTTCTACTATTGAGAACATCGGTCTATTATACAAAGGTCGTCCAGTAAACTTTGCTGGTGAACGTACATTCCAACCATGGACTGTTACAATCTATAACGATACTTCGTTTGGTATCCGTAATGCTCTTGAGCAATGGCAATCTGGTATTCAAAATTAC